AAGTAAAAGAACGTTACCGTTCGATGTTCAAGGGCGTCTTTTACAAGCTGTTTATTCTTGGTCAATGGGTACTTGCTGAAGGTTCAATTTATAAAGACAGCTTTACTGATGACAATTTGTACGATGACGAAACTAGACCAATTGGCTTGTTGGGTTCCGGTGGCTATAGGGAAATGGTTATACCCATTGACTATGGTACAGGAAACCCGACTGTATTTCTTTTGGTGGTTGATGATGGCGATACATACTGGGTTGAACGTGAATGGCGTTGGGATTCGCGCCAAGAGATGCAGCAGAAAACTGACGGCCAATATGTGCAAGAACTAATCGGCTTCCGTGAACAGTATGCAGACGGCGCGTTAGTTATCGTTGACCCATCGGCAGCAAGCTTGAAAGCAGAAATGATGTTGAACGGTGTTTACCACATTGACGCCAAGAACGATGTACTTGACGGCATACGTTCAACAGCAAATTTGTTCGCAAAGAAAAAGCTCAAAGTACACAGGCGTTGTGTTACGTTGATAACCGAACTTGGCAATTATGCGTGGGATGAAAAAGCCGGTGAGAAGGGCGAAGATAAGCCTATCAAGAAACATGACCACGGCCCCGACGCACTACGCTATTTTGTTCACACCCATGTTCCACAATGGAGATTAGCCGCATGAAAAACAAGCGCAACAGATCATCAATGCGTGAACGCATCCTAAACAAAGACGTTGAAATTGCAGCAAACAACGTTATCAGCAAAGATGGTTTAGGCGCTGTTGCTAATGACGCTTTCACCAACATTGCGGCCCGCATGGGATTTGGCACGCCTTCACTTGCTGAAGCAACTGAATATGAACTGGTCAGGTGGACGCAGAATTATTGGTTGATGATAACGTTGTTTCGCAACCATTGGATTTCACGCCGCATTTGCGAAAAGCCCGCACAGTATATGTGCAAGGCTTGGCCAACAATTCAATCGTCAGTGTTGAAGCCTGAAGACATTGATGACTTTCAGCGCGTTCTGCGTCGAACGTACACACCAGCCCGCATTCAGGAAGCAATTGTGTGGGCACGTCTGTTCGGTGGTGCGGGCGCGTTGATTGTCATTGACGGGCATGAAGGTATGCTTGACAAACCGTTGCGATTGGATGACATAAACCCCGGCACTTACAAGGGTCTGATTGTGTTTGATCGCTGGTCAGGCATTCAGCCTAGTGACGAAATCAGCAACGACATAAACAGCCCTGTTGATTTCAACTTGCCGCTGTATTATGAAGTTCGCGGCGAAGACGGCCCGGCGTTCAGGATTCACAGCAGCCGGTTGTTGCGGTTTACAGGCCCGCGTGTTCCCCAACCTGAGAATCAGGCCCAACTGCATTGGGGCATCAGCGAACTTGAAATTGCTTATGAAGAAATCCGCAAGCGTGACAATGCATCATGGTCAATCCTTTCATTGATGTTTCGCGCCAACGTTCTTGCGCAAAAGAATCCAATGCTTGCGCAAATGCTTTCAGGGCTTGGCGCAAGCGGCAAATCTGCGCAGCAGTATTACCAGACCTTGCAAGCGCAGAACGAACTGTTGAGCAGCCAAAGCATGTTGCTGTTGCCCGCTGAAGGTGAATTACAATCGTTCGCGTATTCGTTCGGCGGTATTGCTGACGTTTACCAACAGTTTCAAATGGACATTGCAGGCGCGTGCGAAATTCCAGTAAGCATTCTGTTTGGCCGCACTGCAACTGGTTTAGGCCAAGGCAATGAAAGCGAAATAAGAATCTTTGAACAGAGCATTGCGCAAAAGCAAAACGACGAACTAAGGCCGCAGCTTGACAAGCTTTACCCTGTCATCTGTATGTCAGAGTTTGGCGAAGTGCCGGATGATATGGATTTGAATTTTCCACCTGTGCGTGTTCTGACAGAGGAAGAAAAAGGCAAGCTTGCATCTGACAAGATAACGGCCATTCTGGAACCGTTCAGTGCTGGTGTTACTTCGCAGCGCATGACATTGCGCGAACTGAAAACGCAGTCACAAGAAACCGGCGTGTTCACCAACATAACCGATGAAGACATTGAAAAGGCCAGCGATGAAGCCGAACCGGGCGAACTGGCAATGATGGGCGAACAAGGCAGCAATGCTGAAGGTGCTGACGCATTCGATTCATTCGACCATTCAGGCAGCGTGCAGGGTCTTGACTATGTAGTTGAGACGCGCAAAGGCGACAAGCGAATCGGCAAAGATTGGTCGGTTGTTATGCCTGCGCACTATGGCTATGTAATGAACACCGTTGGTTCTGACGGTGATGAAGTAGATTGTTATATCGGGCCTAATCCAAACAGCAAACAGGTGTTTGTGGTCAATCAAAGCAAGATCGGGCAACCGGATGTTTTCGATGAACACAAATGCATGATCGGGTTCGACAACAAGCAAGCTGCGCTTGACACATACCTTGCCGGGCACCATGTAGGCAAAGACATATTTATGTCAATGGTTCCTATGACAATGGATGGTTTCAAGGCATGGTTGCAGTCTGGTGATACCAAAACAATATGCAAGCAAGCTGCTGCGAACGATGCTGATTTCAACGAATCTGACCACCCGCGAGATGAACAAGGCAAGTTTTCAGAAGCAGCAAGTGAATCTGCAAGTGTTGCTAACAAGTTTGGTTACAAGATTGTTCACCACAAAACAGAGCAATCTTACAGCACAACGCCGGGTTACAGAAAAGGTACTGTTGGTTATACAGACCCCGCACGAAAAGAAATTCACTTGTCAACTGAAGGCAAATCACAAGCCTATGCGGAGCATTATTTGCACCATGAAGTTGGGCACGTTGTTGATTACAACCAGCGCAACGTTGATGCTTTCAACAATGACGTTGTACGCAGTCATAAATACTCTAAAGAATTGAAAGAAATTGCCAAGGTGTTTGAAACTGACTACAACTTCAAAGATAAGAAAACGTTGAAGTATTATAAAAATTCGCAAAAAGAAGTTCTTGCTGAATCTTATGCAATATACAAGCAAAGCCCTGAACGCTTGAAGAATATTGCACCTAATGTTTACAGGGAACTAGAAGAGTTTTTGCAGAAATCTTGAAAACAATATGCCAAAGGTAGTTGCAACATACCAACGTTTTTGCGGATATTGCGGCGCACGTTCATGCAATTGTAGTAAGCCTGCTAATTCTCTGACCAAGAAAGAAATGGAGATTGTTAGAAAGCTTACTGAAGGCGAATCAAACAAGGCGATTGGCGCGTTTCTTGGAATGAGTACCGAAACAGTCAAACGTCACCTTGCAAACGTATTTGATAAGACCGGGGCAAGTTCAAGGTTGGAATTGGCCATTTGGCTAATTAGTGATGACTACGAAAACAAGATTGCTGTTCTTGAAAAAGAAATTGAGGCATTGAAAAATGAGCGGAAATCAAAAGCCGTTTCAACGTCCAACTAGGCTTGAAGAAATATATCAACGTGAGATAAACAGGCTGCTGAAAAGGTATTTTCAATTTCCTGATACAGCAACGCTTGGCGAAATCACAGCAAGGCTTGTTGAGTACGGGCACGCTGAAAATTTCTTACAGGGCTTCGCAACGACGCTGGCGAAGCGAATGATTACACAGGTGCGTCAATACAATGCAACCAGTTGGAGGCAAGCTGCACAGCAGGGAAGCAACGGGCGCATCATATACCAGATGTTGAAACGTGATTTGTCCGGTGCAATTGGCGTCAGTGTTGATGCAATGGTGCGTGAAAACGCAAAGCTAATCACAAGCGTTCCATCTAACGTTGCGCAAGTGCTGACTAAGCACATTCAACAACGCCAATCTGAAGGCGTGCGTTCTGAGCAAATAGTCAAGGAAATACGCGGCAAGGTTCCACACTTGCGTGAATACCAAGTGCAGCGTATTGCCCGCACAGAAGTTGCCAAGGCTGACACGGCGATAACTCGCGCAAGGGCTGAAAGCATCGGCCTGAACTGGTATCAATGGGAAACTAGCGAAGATCAGCGCGTCAGAAAGTCACACCGCAAAATGGACAGGGTGTTGATAAGTTGGGCTGATGCGCCTGCACCTGAAGTGTTGGTGCATGAGCGCAGCCAAGGGCACTATCACGCGGGGAACATCTACAATTGCCGCTGCGTTGCTCTGCCAATCGTTCGGCTTGATGAAATCAGCTTCCCGGCCAAGGTTTACCACAACGGCCAAATAAAAAGATTGACACGGCGGCAATTTGTGCTTATCAGTGGGATGCCCTTGCAATTAGCCGCT